TCTTGTTTTTCTTGTATTTGCTAATCGTCATTGTGTGTCTTTATAGAGTAATTAATATACATATATGTGTGCGTGTGGCTGCTGGGTGTGTATGCCTTTGTAAATACTCCCCCTAGGCAGCAGCATTGCAATGCAATTTTATATTTTGTTTCTACTATGCTGTATAACATTGTATCACTATGTAGTTATAAAAATATACTTTCAATAGTTACATTATAAACAGCACCAAGGCAAGCCAGATATTGCAGCAGCTCCAGGCATAAAAAAAATAATACAAACTTTTTTATATTATTAGTTGACAATATCAAACCATTGGTTTACTTATATTATTAACAACTATGAAAGGTAAACTATGATTAAGAAATACAATACTAAAAAAGAATACATTGCAGCAGTTGCAAAGTATGTAAATGATTCTGACTACATCAATTATTTAAATAAACAATATAAGCATGTAGTTGTTGAAGCATATCAAGAGCTTGTACATGCAAAAGTAATCACAGAATATGCAAATTAAAAACCAGGTGCAGCAGCAATGCTGCATCAAACAACTATGAAAGGTAAAACTAATGAAATACGAAACAATATTATTAATTGCTTTGGCTCAATTATTTTTAATGCTGCCAATAGCTTTTTATTTTCTCTCTCTAAATATGCCAGGTGTATTTTTTACATTGCTAATGATTTCTGGAATGTTTGGAATAATTACAATTTACTATCCATTAATAACAATCAACAACAAATAGGAGTAAATAACAATGAAATTACATCATACAAAATATAAACAAAACTATGTAAATTATATCTTAGATACAATAGACGAAGATATAAACGGCAAGCCATTAATAAATAGAAAAGATAAAATAAATTATATCTTTGAAAGATTTTATAATGAGTATGGCTGGAACGTAGAGCAGCAAGGCAAGTTAAAAGCAATGACTGAATGGCTTTCAGGCTTGGCTTTAAATATTGATTATACATATTCAGATATAATTAAACTTGCTGTTGATATGGGAAGTATTGACGAAAACCCAAGCGACAAGCTGCAAGACAAAGTTTGTCAAAACTATTTTAATTTTATGGCTAATATAATTTTATCTATAGAGCCATCACATGCAATAAGCAAAGATAATGAAGTAATTTATTTTGGCAGTGATCAAGATTGTTTTTCTAAGTTATTAGATATTCAACCATTTAGCACAGATTATGCAATCAAACATGGTGGATATAATATAACAACTAATAACTTACACTGGAGAAGTATTTACAAAACTGCTTAAGTAAACCTCGAAAGGCTGGAGCAATACCAGCCTTTTAAGATTTACTTGCGTAAATCACAACAACAACAGGAGTATAA